GCATCGCGCCCAGCTGCGTCACCGCGTCCATGCCGGTGATGCCCTGTTTCTGCATGCTCGCCAACAACTGCGGGAACCAGCGCGCCATGTCGCTGGCCTCAAAGCTGCCCGCCTGCCCTTGGAAAGCCACTGCCTCCAGCGCCTTTTCCAGCATCTTTGGGTCGGTGATGTTGGCGTTACTCTGCAGCGCCTGAATCATCTTGGCGGTGTCGACGCCGCTGGAGCCCTGGCCCACGACGAACTTGGCCGCCACCGGCGCAAACTCCATCGCCTGCTTCAGATCCATCCCCGCGCCGACCAACTGGTTGACCACATCGGCCACTTCGTTGCGGCCCATGCCGATATCATTCGACGTGGCAATGATGCTGCGCGACATATCGGCCTCTTGCGCCGAACGGGCCACCCCGGCCTTGATCGCAATATCACGAATGATCGCCTGATAATCGGCGCTGACCTTGGCCGTCACGGCCACCATGCCGGTGGCCACGACACCCTGCGCAACCCCGGCGCGCACCTGCTGCTTGCCCTGATCGATCTGGCCAAAGCCTTTAGCCTTCAGTTCAGCCTTGCGCCCGGCGCGCCCCAACCGATCGTATTCCTTGGCCAGCCGGCCGACTTCCACGCCTTCCTTGCGCAGTACGCCAAGGTTTCGCTCCAGCCGGTTCAGCAACGCTTGCGCACCCTTCTCGCCGGCGGCGTGAGACTTTCGCCACTCGTCACGCAGGCGCATGGTTTCGCCGATCGTGCTCTGCAGTACCCGGGCTTTCTTGCCTTGCTCACTGAGCTTTTTGACGCGGCTTTCAACGTCTTTAAAAGCAGCGCCCACGGTCGAGCTGACGGCCCCGCCGATCACCAGACCGAGCGCCATTTTGTTTGCCATAGGAATGCCCTGTTACGCGTAACGGAGGGGGCGGCTCAATCCGTGAGCCACCACAGCATGCGATTGAACGGCATGGCCTCGATCTCGCTGGCCGAGAAATGAAATTCCCGGGCCAGGTGTTTGGCCGCCGCTTTAATCGTTGTAGGGGTAAGGTTCATCATCTTCGACCAGGCGAAAATAACCGGCCTGCAAGCGGTTGTAGTCCACCACCGTCATGCCGGCGATATCCTTGTCCCCCGCCTCAGTCAGGGACGCGAACAGGATCAGCTCGCGTTTCTCGGCGTCACCGCCGGACTGGACAGTGGCCTGCTGCACATCCTTGACGGTGGGCGCACGCAGGCGGATCTGGTTGACCTTGATCTGATTGATTTCGACCGCCTTGCGCAGGGTGATGGTGGCCCCGTCCTCGGTCAATTCCAGCCAGCTCGGCAGTTTCTTGGTAGTGATAGTGCTCATGTTCATTGTTCCTTAAAGGCCCAGGACGTTGCGCACGTCCGCCAGCTGGTCCACGCCATCGATGACGCGCACGGAGTTGATCGGATCGATTTCGTACATGACGCGCCCGTCGATTTCGAGCTTGTAGTAGGTCACATCCACGGCGTACTTGAACTCCGCTTTGGAACCCGCCGACCACTCGCCCGGGTCGACTTCGCGCAGGCCGCCACGCAAGGTGGCCACCACACCGGTAGTCGCCCCCTTCAAGCCCTTGAAGGCCCCGCGAAACGAAGCGTTGAAACCGGTCTGATCAAAAGCCCCGAAGTACTTCAGCACTTCTTTTCGCACGCCGTTGGTAGTGAAGCTGCACTCCAGCTTTTCCAGCCCCATGTCCATGCCCACCGGCGCATCCATGCCACCACCGCGATACTCCTCGGTTTTGACGGTCAGTTTGGGCAGGCTCAGGCTCGGCACGTCGCCTTGAAGGCTCATCCCGTCCACGAACATATTGGTGTTAAACAGGGTTTGCGGAATCATTGAACGCCTCCTTAGGCTTCCAGAACTTCAGTCAGCCACTGGTTCGTGACCTCGATTTGGAAAATCGGGTTTTCCGCCGGCGGCACATCGGTAAAGCGAATGGTCCAGTACACCTTGCCCTGCTCGATCTGCGTGGCCGTGGTTTTCTCCAGGTCGGGGTAGACCTCAAAGTTGATCACCGCGCCCTGCGCTTTCAGATCACGCATAAAGGCGTTAACCGTCTCGGTCACATCCTTGACGTAAGTCTTGGTAATGCCCCGGTCGACCGCCCATTTCATGCCCGCCTGAATAGCCTCCATCACCATGTCGGTGGTGCGCACGCGGGTGACAAAGGCCCACTTGGAATCGCTCGACAGGGTGCGGTTGCCCCACAGGCGATAGCCACCGTCACGGATGATGGTGGTGATATTGGCGCCGTTGAGCAGGTTGGCCCGGCAGGTCTTGTCGCCGTCCAGGTACTCGATCGGGCGCACGGTGCCGGTGATACCGGCAATCTCTTTGTTCGACGGCGACGACCAAAAACCAAAGCGCGAATCGGTCTGTGCAAACAGGCCTGCAGCGATCGCAGAACCCGGCACCGAGACATCGCCGTTGAGCGTTGTGCTCCACTGCTTGACCGCCGGATCGACCATAAACAGGCGTTTAGAGCCGAAGTTATCGGCGTAGGCGATCGCGGCCTCGTCAGTGGTGTTTGGACCATCGATGATGCCGATGGCCTTTAGCTTGCCGGCCAGAACATCCATCGCAGTAGCCACCGCTTGCGTGGCGCTGTGCTTGGGTGCAATCACCAGTCGCGGCTGCAAGTTGAACAGGCTTTTGCCATCGAGCAGCGCCTGCATGCCGGTGCGCTTGCCGTCCGCCGCCACACCGCCAATGATCGAGCTGGTGAGTGCCGCCGCCTCGGTGCCGACCGGTACACCTACAGCGACAATCGCGGCCGCCGACTGGTTAAAGATCGCCTTGCAGGCACGGGTCAGCGCCGAGTCAGCGCCGAATGCAGCCACCGCTTCACTCTCACGGGTCAGCAGGGTGGGCACGTTGGCCGCCACCAGACCCACTCCCGGGGTGAAGGTGTCGACCAGGCCAATGATCGAAGACGAAGGCAATGCAATGATGCGGGCGCCGGTCTCGACCAGGGCCACGGTGATGCCGTGAAAGAAGTCGGTAGAACTCATAGCTTTCTCCATAGAAACAAAAAACCGCCAATAGGCGGTTGCGGTAAAGCAGTGAAGCGGGGCTTAGGGGATAACCGCGGTGGAATTTTTGCGGGTCATGTTTTTCTCCAAGCACAAAAAAAGCCGCCTTCGCGACTTTGTGTGCTCAACAGTGCAGTGGTTAGAGGGCAGCGAGACGTTCGATCACCTGAGCGCTTGCGGCCTGCACTTCGTCCGCTGTCCCGGCGTTAGTTACCAGGGCTTTACCACTGATGCGGACGCCTTCGATTTCCCCCGCGACCTGATGCCACGCATCCCTGGCCGCGATTACTTCAACCGCCAGGTCTGCGACTGTAATGCCACGGGCATCGGCCTCAGGCTTTAGCAGAAAATAAGCCGAAGCATCTGCCGGGCTGCCGGCCTGCAAGAAAGCCTCGGCCTCACTGGCCTTCGCCAAATACGTCGAGTCTTGGCCGATACCCGAAGTCAGGTAGCGGCCCCGCGCTACACTCGCCGCCGCATCAATGGCCACCAAGGCGCCAGGCTTGAGGGCACCAGCCAGAACCACGGCAGGCACGCCCATTTCGAACGCCTTAGTCAGCGACCAGGCCTCGTAAGAAGCACCGTTGTAGTCAAAGCTCACCAGCAAAGAGCCCTCGCTGATGTCACTCGCAAGCTCTTGAGTAATCTCGTCCATAACTATATCCCCCCTTAAACCGTCGCCGGCAGCGGCACGTTGCACAAAATGTTGATTGGATTGCCGTTAACATCACGGACGATATTACTGATCAAATCAGCCAGCTTGACGCCTGCCGGCAGGGTGATCTGGTTAAAGAGTGCCTGGATTGGCGCCCCACCATCGAGATCAATCAACTTACCTGCACCCGGCGTAGTGATGATGGATGAGTAGGCCGAGAAGCTGAGATCCGCGCCACCATTGGGCACACGCATAAAAGACGTTTGATGAATGTCAACTTCACAACCATACAACCCCACATAACCGCTGGAGAAGTCCTGACGAGCGATAATCCCATAGCCATTAGAGGCGTAGTCTTCGTAACCGACAGGCCGATTAGATGTTTTTAACTTTAAGTACTTAAGAAACAACGAAGAGTTTTTTAGCGTAAACCCCGAGCTAATCATCGTATTAGCTGACGCCGAAAAAACCGTTTCATTGGTAATTGACGCTTTTGGTTGGCCCGACTTACCGGTAATTTCGATACGCTTATTGATAAGACCGATAGTTTTTCCATAAGGAATAACATGCACCTGATCAGGCATTAGCTCAATGCTGCCGTACCCACCAATAGGAACTGTATCAATAGCTTTTTTGATGGTTTTAAAAGGCGCGGCGACGCTCCCAACATTATCATCGCTACCCAATACGGCATCGACATAATAATTCCGACCCATCGTGATCGCCGATAAAGCCGCCGATACCGCAGCAGTCACTTTATTTTTCTCTGCGGTAAAGGTTGCCAACAAGCCAGAGGCTTCGTTAATAAGTTGCGACATACCCATCTGATAACTCTCCTAACAACCTTGTTTATTTTTTAAGGTCTTGCTGTTCAAAGCGCGCTTCAAGAATTTGCAAACGGCGATCCATCTTTTCCGCGCGATCCTTTTCATCAACCAGGGCACGTTGGGTTTGCAGCAAATTGACGCCGTAGTCCCCCGTCAACGCTTCTATTTGCGCCGATGCCCAACTGCCCTCGTGATACATCGGGTAAATCGGATGGCGCAGTCGAAGCGAGCCCACCCCTTCAATGGCTGGCAACACCGAGTACAGTCCTGACGCCCTGACAGAGCGCGCAACGCCGCCCCCGTCCAGCACCCAGCGCGGCGTTGCGCCGGTATCTGCAGGATCAGGATCAGTCACAGCACCTGCGAAAAACTCAGCTGGTGTCAGGTAGTGACGGGACGAATCATTGCGCCCGTTATAAGCCGTTGCCGCACTAACACCATCCCCTGTAGCAACCGCCACAGTCTTGATGCCGTAGGGGTTCCAACCCTCCAGCGGCGTGCGCAAAATCAGCTCCAACGGAATGGCATAACTGCGGCGATAACTTTCAGCTCCATCCGTAAAAGCCGCGACCTCGGGCCGGGTATTGGCTGATACAAACAGCGTAGGGTCGTTGTAGCCGCGAATTACCTTGGAGCGGCCGCTTGCATTGGTAGAACTACCATAACGGCGGTTATAGTTGGCCGCGTTAAGCAGAACTCCAGGCTTGCCCCATTCCGACATTTGCGTTTGCACACCGGCGTCGGTGTATTTCTCAACGATGTTGGCGCCCACCCCATCGAGCCCCGGCACCTTGGACATCAGCTCGTCGAGCAAATCGATCGTCGCCGAATCCGTATAGCCACCCCAATGCGGGTCCTCCGAAAGATTTCGGTTTATCTTCCAGCGCGCGCTTCGCGTGCCGGCCAACCGCTGGGCGGTCAAATTGAAGTTCCAACGCTGAATCGGCAAATCCAACGGCGACAGCAATTGCTCGGCCGGGTAATCCCCAATCGAACCCACATCATTCGCGGTAATGCGATAGCGCCACGCGACAAACTGCGCTTGGCCCTTGGTGTTGATTTGCCGAACAGAGCCAGGAACATAGCTACCATTCTCGCCCGACATGCTGTGACCGGCCGAGTTGAGCATTAATGTCCGATTCAACAGCTTCAAATAATCGGACACTTCCTCATGGTGGCGGAAAGAATCAAAGGTGTCGGTGATTTCCCCGGTTAACAGCTCCGGCCAAATCTCAAGCACCGAAAGCGTCCAGCGAAAATGCGGTCGATAGTCGCGAATGCTAATGTCGCGAGCAGCGAACGCCTCGAAATACTTCTGCATTTCCACGACTTTGTCAGCCACCGCAGGGGCCGCATTGACGCTCGCCGGGGCTGGCGGTGGCGGTACATCCACCATGGCCAGGTACGCGCCTTTCACTGCCTGGCGCAGGCGATAGTCATTGTGTCGCGTGCGCAGGTACTGGCCATTCATCAATACCGAAATTTCACCCAGGCCCGCCGTCGCCAGCAGATTAGGATGGTTATGCAGGTTGATCGCTGCATAGGAGTTGTCGAACGTCCGGTTAAAAGCCTCGGTGCCGCCTCGACCATACTGCCGGCTGCCCAGAACTCCAGACTGGCCCATGTGACGAAGAATTTCCGCGAAGCATTCCGTCTGGCTCGACTCCAGCATCCAGTCGGTTTCGATGTAGTTGGTCAACGGATAGTTGAACGTCTTGCCTTCTGGATGCTCACCCGACAGATCGCCCTTCAGGTTGACCAGCTCGATGTCGACAAACTCTTTCACCCAGGCGCGTGTCGCCTGAATAACCGACCCGTCGAGCATCAAGTTCACGTTATCGGCGTTGCTGGTAGTGAAAATGGTGCGAATGTTAACTTCGCGGCCAGCACCGGAGGCAATCAGCGGCTTGAACGATTCAGGGTATTTGCCGATGGCGTACAGCACACCCGTGTCTGTCCAGACAGCAACCTCACGAATCCAGAACCCCCCCACGCTTTGAGGGATGATCGCTTCGACCACCAGCCAGGCCGTGTTCGTTTTGTCTTGATACAGGTTGCTGAAGTTGCCTTCCCAGACCTTTCGCTTCAAGGCAACTTGCGTATCGACTGGGTTGTAGGTGGCTCCATTGCCGTCACCCACGCTCATTTTTACCAGTTTGATCGGCTTGCCTGAGGCCTTGCAGGCAGCTTCATATTGCATGCCGGCCTTGGTCAAAATCGTATAGAACTCTTGCGCTGCCATCACGCCTCCAACGGGTAAATAGTGGTTAGCTCCCCCGCGTCTACGGTGATGGACTGACAGGCCGGTTCGGCCTGTTGCTCCAGCTCAGTGACCTGCAAGGGGTGGATTGTGGTTTGCTCGCTGTAAGCACTGCCAACCGCCTCTTTGGCGGGGTAGGCGTGTTGTTCCAGCAATGTGGGTTGAAGCGGGTACAGCGTGGTGTCTTCGGCGGTCATGGCAATGTTCGCCGCCTCTCGAACTGCACAGGTGAGGTCCATCAACGTGACTTGTAACGGGTAAATCGTGGTGACTTCACCCTCTACAACACAGGCACCGAACCGAAGGGAGCTGGTTGTTTCCAGGCTGATGCGCAGGAGGTTCATGTGCCGACTGACCGGCTTGGTGTCCTCAATAAGCCGGATCAGCTCCTGGCACACTTTCTCGGTGAAGCCGCTATCCCGAACCTCGACCTTCAGCGCATAGGTGCCCGGCTCGCGCTCAGGTAGGGTCTGCCACCACTCTTCCACGTCAATGACGTAGCCCAGGGACTCGGCCACCCGCTTCAACGCGCCCACGGTGCCCTTACGCTTGTGGATCTCGAAAGAATCTTTAATCACCTTGCGCTTGATCGCTTCCGACCAGTCAGGGTCCCAGCGATCGACACTGCGCTGAATGGCCAGCCAGGGCAGCAACTCAACCGGACAGGTGTCCGGTGAGTTCATGCGGCGTAGGACGTTCGGCAGATCCGGGTTTTCCATCGACACCAGGGCCAGCGCCTGCTCCAGCGTCGTGCGATTCGACGGCAACAGGCTGGCATCACTCATCGGTGCCACCGAACGCCACGCTAAAGCCCGTGCAATTGGCTGCCTGATGATCCAGCACCACCACATCCGCAACCGGGTGGACCAGCTCCACGCGCTGCACCCGCGAAACATGCAAGGCGGCATGGATAGCTGATCGACGGATATCCCGACCCAAGCGCCGCTGGGTGTTGATATAGCGATCCAGGGACGACCGGGCTTCAGCCAGGATCAGCTCAATCTCCGGGCCCGGGTAGAGGTACAAAACAGCCTCGATCCGGTAGTCGATCAGACCGGCTGACCGGACGATCACACGGTCGCCTAACGGCCGCACATCCTCATCACTGAGGGCCTCCCGCACCACTTCAAGCAAATCCTCTGAGGCCACGCCATCCCCAATCCGGCTAAGAATACTGACCTCAACAATGGCCGGGCTTGGGCTGCCGACTCGGGCATCCGCCACTCGACCATCGGCCGACATGGCGTGAAACACGTAGGCATCCCGAGGGCCAGCAATCGACAGGCCCTCAAATGCAAACAGCGTGCGCTCCACCAGAGAATCGTCTGACTCGTACTGCGCCTCGATCGGCGGTACCGCACCAGGATCAGCGGCAACCACCAACAGCCGTTTCACGTTGTAGTTGGCCGCCAGGTGGTCCAGATCGCTGTCACGGGCGAAGGCCAACAGCAGCGCCTTGGCCGCATCGTTGATGCGCGCCCGACTCATCATCTTGTCGTATGCGGCCTTTTCCAACAGCTTGACCACCGGGTCGGACTCAAGCGCCGCCGACCAGTTGCCCCCCATCAAGGCTCGAAAGTCGGTCAGCGCCTCCTGATACAGCGCTTCAAAATCCAGTGGTTCCAGTACAAGCGGTGCCGGTAAACGGGACAGGTCAAGGGTGCTCATACGTACACTTCCAATAGCTGGCTATCGCCCTTGTAGATACCTGACAGACGAAAAGTAATACGCCCATCAAGAACGGACAGGACTTGAACCTGCGTCAGTTCCAGACGCGGCTCCCAGCGTTTCAGGGCGCGGGCAGCTTCGGCCTGCACGGCGCTTTTCCAGCCCTCACTGACGGGAAGATCGACAAAGCGTCGGATTGTGCTGCCGTATTCCGGGCGCATCAGCCGGGACCCCAACGGCGTGGTCAAAATATCTTCAATGGACTGCCTCAGGTGCTTAACGCTTGAGATAGGCAGCCCGGTACGGCGGTCCATTCCGATCATGGGGCTACTCCGGCAGACGCTCTAAGTCGGGATGTTTATCGAGAAAGGCCTGCGCTTCAGCATCTACCCCCTCGACGCGGTGAGCACTGACATGCAGCGTTCGGCCCTTGGGCATCACCAGGACGCGAGAAATAAAGGCCCGGTCGCGGTAAACGACCGGGCTGACAGGCTTGTCGATCGAGACGGGTTTGCTCGTCATCGTTTTCTCCAGGCAGAAAAAAGCCCGCACGCGGCGGGCTGGTTGATGGTTGGATTTAATGCTTGTGGTTGGGCGTGTTGCCACTGGTGTCGATAATTGCCCCGCCACCGTTGATATCGCCCGTTACGCGTAACCCGCCGTTGATCAACACTTCGCCGTAAATTGTCACGTCACCATCGAGCGCGATCGCACCGGAGGTGACTACCAGGGCGCTATCTGTAACGGTCGCCGATGAACCACCCACCTTGATATCCACCGAGCCGGTCGGCAGATCAATGATGTAAGTGCGAGCCCGCCAGTCGTAAGTCAGCGACCCGCCATCATCAAATAGCCAGCGCTCGACGTGATCGCGGTTGTCCGGGGCAAGCCCCGCATCGCCAAACAAGCCCGGTACAAAGGTACCTTGTGACACGTCTCCGCTTGGGCTGAGCAAAGCGCCCTGCTCGCCCAAGCTGGGCACCCGCCAGTGCCGCGCCTTGCCGGCCGCCTGACTGTGCCAGCGCACCCAGGCACTGACCCACTCGCCATCAGACACCCGGCACACGGGCGGCCTGACCGTCAGATCCAGAGCAACCACATAGCAGCTCTTGACCACCCCGGCGATCATGCGGTCGTGCTCGGCCAGGGCATGGCTCATGGGTCTACCTCACCTTCCACGCTGAACACCAGCGAGCCGGGCGGCTCGTCGGGCCACAGCCATTCCGTTTCACCGAGGTAAATCGTCTGCGTCCACTCCACCAGCCACACGGTGTACCCATCCAGCTCCGGACGGGTCCAGTCCTGGGTTGAGCGCTGAAACTGGGCAGGCTCAACCGCCAGGCCCCACGTCTGAGTGCGCAACAACACAGCCAGTTGCGTGGCCAGGTGAATGGCCTGCTGGTAATGCTGATCACGGATCACATCAACAATCACCCGGGCTTCAAAGGTGACGTTCAGGGTGCTTTCGCCGGTGCCGATATCGGTACCCGGCTCGATCTCGGCGATGTCGAGAAATACGGCTGGCAGCGGGATGTGCTGCTGGATGTCAGGCCAGAAGCGGACCAACTGAACACCTGACAGCTGCTCTTGCAGATGCTGTTCAATGGTTTGATACAACAGGTCGAGGCTAAACGGCTGCTCAGACACGGCNNATCTGCAGCAGACGCTCATCGGCCTTGCGGCTCCAGGCTTCGAAGTGAGGTCGCACCGAGTCGAGCGAAATCTTGGCTTTGGCCAACGGAAAGCGATCGCTGTTTTCCCCCACAAAACCGGAGCTGGCCCCGGTCTGCGAAGTGACTTCACTGTCGGGGTAGTCGGCCCGGGCGAAGTGTTTACTGGCGGTACGGATCCAGATATCGGCCTGATTGCCATACACCTTTTTATAGAAGGCGCCGCGATAGCGACGGCTGCCCACGGACACACCGGCCTTGGTCTGCCGCGGGCGCCCTGCCCGGCTGGCTTCCAGTGGATTGATCCCGAACCAGAGCTTGCCGCGCATCGCGCCGCCGGCGATCGGGTAGCTGCGCAAACGCTGCCGCACCGCCTTCACCGCGATCCGCTCCTGCTTGCCCACAGCCCGGGCGATATGGGTACTGAGCCAGCCCAGGGTTTTGTTGATTGCACGACGTTGCGCGTTGGCAGCGGCTTTGGGTATCTGGGTGGCCAGTTCCGCAAACGCTTTCAGGTCCTCGGACGAGACCTGAATAGTGAACATTCCACTGCTGGCCCTGTTCTCACTAAAACTGCCAATGCTCATGCACGTTTCCTCAAGATCAGCGACACCAGACCGTCGCCGCCGGGCTCCAGCTGCAGCAGGTCGTAATCGCCACCACCGTCCAAATCGGGCAAGTGGATGGTGACCAGTAGCCCTTTGCTCAGGCCATCCGAGTCCGCGAGCCGCACCACGAAGTGCGGCTCGCGAAGGCCGGTGTTGAGACGGCCAATCTGCGGCTGTTTCCACGGTGCCGAGAACATCCCCAGCACCGGTTCGGCGTGACCTTCGATGCGCGCGCTATCGCCCAGCACATCAAAAATCACGCTGTCGATATCGGCCACCAGATCACGAATGCCCACGGTTACAGCTCCAGCAGGATCTGCGCCAGGGGACGCGTGCACATGTGCAACGGGTTGGACTGAGCTTCACCGGCCATGCCTTTGTTGAACGGCAGTGGCTCGATCTTGCTGTAGTACGGAATGCCCTGGGTGTTAACCGTTTCCATGTAGTCGGCCGGGGCGAACACGGAGATGTACAGGTCAGGGACGCCTTCAGGGATCAACAGAGCCTTGTCGTCATGGATGAACGACACACCTGCGACCTTGCCGCGATAGCGTTCCCAGACGATGCCACCGAACTCGAAACTTTCACGGGCATCACCGCGCAAGGACGCGGCCTGCATGGTGTTGAGGTAGGTTTCCTTGACCGATTTGTGCGTGACCAGCTTGTTCCAAAAGTTCTTGCCGCAGAATGCGCGAGAGCCGGTACTGGTGATGTTACCCAGCGCATCTTCCTGCAGGTCCAGGGCATCGGAGCAGCGCACACGCAACTCCGTGGCCTGGTCGTTGAGGCCCATCGACTGCTTTTTGCGCGTAACGCCAAAGGTCTTGTAAAGATCGAGCAGGACCGTCTTACCATCGGCATCCAGGATCTGACCGTTCAAAGCCCCCATGCGCTGAAATTCGTGAGTCGCATCCAACTGACGGCGGGCCTTGGACAGGCGCCGGTTGACCACATCCTGCACGGCTTGCAGCTCGCTACGGGTACCGAAGGCACGGATGCCCTGAATCTCATCTGCCTTGATGGTGAAACGTTCCG